CCATTATTTGTAAGATCTTGAATCACCTTAAGCATTTTCCTTTTGAAGTTAATCGAAGATTCTGCCCCATCCATCGTTGCCTCCTGGACACCAGCGGTGCTTGAGAACTGCTTTGGTATAAATGGTCTTTTTACCGTTTGTTACGGGACCAGTATAGTTATCATTCAGAGAACCATATGGATCATTCACAAAATATCCTTTGCCATCTGGAGTCTTACCGATTACAACACACATGTGCCCACCAGTAGGTGCAGAAAGAGAACCCCTGTGCAGGATACCAATAACAACAGGTTTCCCAGCGTCAAGACTTTTATCAACATCAGCAAAAGACAGATTGTAACTAAAGTGTGACTTAACTCCATAACCCGCCAGAACTTTCGTCTGTACCGCATGGTCAGTCGTGTCGCCAATCGCAAATACTTTCTTAACATATTCATCATCGCCTTTAATGATTCCTGGCTTGAGGAAAGCAAGGCACATTGCACAGGAAGAACTATTACAAGTTCTTTGTGCATCCCTGTAGTTATCTACTTGATTGAAGTATGGAACTGCAAGAACTTCTGGTGTTGGTGGTTTCGTTCGGAAAATACCAATCCAGTCAGCCTCTGCATCATCTAAAAATTCAGCAGGTAGGTTATCTTCTAACCACTGAACTGCTGCTACGTGATTTGAATTTTTTTCGTCGTAAAATTTAAAAAAGTTATGAAGGTCAAGTGTCATCTTCCTCTCCTATGAACTCTAATGAGAAAATATCATGATCAGGAATGTTTGGATTCAACCATTCACGAAATTCTGATTGAATCGCATGGGCGTTCTCAATGTCTTTTTCAGAGAGAGTATGAATACGATCAATTGCCCAGTCATGTGTTTGGCGAAGAGTCTTTTCCAAAGTTTCCATAATCTTTTCGCATGTAGCGTCCTAGAATATTACTATTGTAATACGCTGGCGTTCCATCGTCAAGTGACTCAATCAACACATTATTTAGGAAAAGTTGTTTGGTTTCTTCATAGTTACATTGTCCCTTTGTCTTATGGAGGCTAAGTATTCTTCTGTCGCAGGATGCTCTGCCCCATTGGTTAACATCGACTTTGAGTTCAGGACAGGAACCGTAATACTTTTTCCAATCAGACTCTGACTTAACTTTTCTAGATTTTCCTGTTGGTTTGCGGAAACTCCAGAAATACTTTCGACCAATATAACTACGACCAGTTTGACGGCAATGTATAAAATATACAAAACCAAAATAATCTTGAATATCAGTTGAATCAAATATCTCCCCATTGTAGATCCAGGGATTCTCATAACTCATATTAAAGTATCTTATGAGCTATTATTTATCTTCAACAGAGATAAACCTAGTCTAGTAATAAAAAAGAGGGTGGTGAGGACCCTCTTGTGTGTCAGTTTGGAAAGTGGACTCATCTAATAGTTGGATCTGGCCTTCTTTGCAATCTCTGCATTGGAGTTAATCCACCAGGAGGTTGTGGGGCAGGTTTTGCAAATTCAGATCCTACACCTTTCACAACACCTGTAACCACTTTCTTAGCCGCTTCTACACCTCCTCTAACCAGTTTACCACCTGGAGTATGTGGTCCTAAAATTGGATCATCATAACCACCAACACCCTCAATAATACTCTGCTTCCAATCTTCACTCATATTTGCCATAATCGCAAGTGCTGCCTGTTCGGTGTCAGCATAACCCTCATCGAGGAGGTGACCCTTTACAATGTCAAATAGATCGATATCTTGCTTGAGAGGTTTTGGTTTTTCTCCTGGTCCAGGGGCAGCAGCAACAGTTTTTTGAGCAGGAGTAATTGGATCTGCTTTTGTAGTAGCAGCAGCAACTGCCTTAGATGTATTAACTGGTGTCACTGGAGATGTAGGAGCAGCGGCAGCAGGGGCAGGAGTAGCGCCGAGTTTAGGACCAGTATATGCTGCTGATGGGGGAAGAGATCCAGCTGGTGGTTTATATGCTCCAGGATCAGAAGTATTCAACTTTGCATTCTGTACTAGTGGATTTTTACCAATTGCTGCTGCACCAGCTTGGTTTTTCGGGTCAAAACCAGAAAATTTACCCATAGTATTATAATTTTTCTCAGATCTACCAGCACTTATTGCTGCTTGAAGTGCCCTTTCTGCATTTGCTACAGTACTAGTGTCTTCTCCTGCTGCTTTTTGCCTTTCTCGTTCTGCTTGTGCAGCTTGAAATTCTGCAGGGGTAGCTCTTCTCATTTCATAAGAAGTTTTGCCCAACATACCAGTTGCTACTGGTTTTGCTGCAGCTGGTTTATCAGCGGTAAAAGTTCTCTTACCAGAAGCATCATAAGTTACATTACCTTTTTGACCATCAAGAGTTGCTCCATACTTTGTTCCTACGGTAACCTTTTGCTTCTGTCCAGCAATATTTGTTGCCGAAATGACATTTCTTGGAGGTGGGGGAGGGGCACCATTACCATCACCACCTCTTCCATTACCATCACCACCTCTTCCTCTAGTATCACCTGCACCTGGTTTTAATTTAAATACATCAGCAGCTGCTTGTCTAGATGCTGCATCTCTAGCAATCTGTAAAGCTGGTTTACTCTTAAAAACATCAGGTGCTGATGGTTTTGTTGCGGAGGGGAGAGTTAATGGGTTTCTAGGTGCAGTTGGATTAGGTGCTATTTTTGCAGTATCTTTTGCAAATTTTCCAGATAAAACATCAGCAGCAGCTTGTTGCTGTGCCTTTGCTCTAGCTGCCTTCATAGCAGGAGTAGAGAATACATCCACTGCTTCTTCAATTTTCTCAACACTCTCTTGCACTACTTCCTGTTGTGGAGCATATACAGCACTATATGCTTCCAATAGATTTGCAACTTCACGCCCTGTAAGTCTAGACATCTCTTTCTTTTAGTTTTTCTATAATCTTATTTATAAAAAAAAGAGGGTCAGCGACCCTCTAACCATTCTTTCTCAAAATCATAATCCCCAAAGAGATACTCATCACATTCTGCCGCTTCTTTATAAGCGTTCAGAATTTCTTGCTCGCACCATTCATCATAGTTGGAATCCTGAGAAAGTATCTTTGGTAACATCTTGTTTGATTCCTCCTACAATGTAAGATTCGACCTCGGTTTCTTGTGGTGCCACTTGAAGACCCTTAGAACTGATCCAATGTTCGGTCCATGGAAGTGGATTATTCTTCGCGGGAATATCATAAAGTGGTTTCAGTCCAATTGCCTTCATTCTACGATTCGCAATCCACTCAACATACTGCTGTAAAAGTTTATCATTCAGACCAATCATTGAACCATCCTTAAACAGATACTCTGCCCAAAGTTTTTCTTGATTCACGGCATTCTCAAAGGTCTTGTAGAACCACTGCTCTTCTTCCTTGGTAATTTGTGCCATCTCAGGATCATCACCTTCTTTCCACTTGTTCAGAATATTTTGAGTAATAACCAAATGTTGGTTCTCGTCACGGGCAATCAGTGAGATGATTTTTGCACTTCCTTCCATAAGTTTGAGCTCGCCAAATGCAAAACTGCAAGCGAAACTGACGTAAAAGCGAATACCTTCAAGAATATTAACGTTTGCAACTGCTCTGAATAGTTTTCTTTTGAGTTCATACCTTGCTTCTCTTGCATAAGGAACTTGCTCCAAAGCGTGGACCCACTGGTTTGAATTATCATACTGATGAGCACTGTTAATGAAATCATTATATGCCTGAGTAACACTCACGGCACGTTCCATAATACGATCCTCTTTGAGAATTGTATCAAAGATCTCAGATGGATCCGAATAAACATTCTTGATGATATAGGTATAAGAACGGGAGTGGATCATCTCCATAAACTCCCACACTTTCATACACGCCTCTAGTTCAGGCAGTGAGCAATATGGTGCAAATGCCATACCAGGACCACGACCCTGAACAGAGTCTAGCATCACCTGATATTTCAGATTGCTGGTGAAGATGTGTTTTTGCTCTGGGCGTAGCATATGATAATCGCTACGATCTTTTTGAAGAGATACTTCCTCGGGTCTCCAGAAATAACCCAGTTGTTGTGTTGTTAGTTTGTCGAAGATTGGATATTTGTAAGAGTCATATCTTTGTATTCCTAATGGTTGTCCAAAAAACATTGGTTGCTTTTTGGTGTCTACTTCTTGAGAGTTAAAAACGGTCATTGATTCGACCACTGGCTTACCCTCTAAACCTGTCTTAAATCTTACAAGACTCACAATCTTCCTCCTCTGATTCTAGAATTTGGGACATTAAAGTTTCTAACGATTGACGAGTTTCCTCCACTTCATCATTCTTCATATCGTGGGTATTCTGATAATAGCTGGTTTTCCAGCCGTACTTATATGTAGTCAAAAGGTCTTGTGCCATTACAGAAGTAGGAACTTCATTGTCTGGGTAATTTTCTGGATTATAGGACCAGTTTCCAGAAATTGCTTGATCGAAGAACTTCTGCATAACTGCAACAATATTAATATACCCAGTATTCCCAGGCATATCCCACAGCAGCGTATAATTGTTTTTAAGAGTGTGATACTGGGGAACAATTTGCTTAAGTGGTCCCTTTTTTGACTTCTTAATGGACAGGTATCCGCGAGGTGGTTCGATTCCATTGGTTGCGTTTGACACAACGGAACTGCTCTCCGAAGGCATCTGTGCGGACAATGTTGAGTTCCGCACTCCATATTGCTTAACTTGTTCCCTAAGACTATCCCAATCATAGTTTAGTTCGTTAGGAACGATCTCATCGACATCCTTCTTGTATGTATCAATCGGGAGAATACCCTGACCGTACTTCGTTCGGTCGGAATACTCACAAGCACCTTTCTCTTTTGCAAGATTGACCGTTGCCTGAATCAAATAATATTGAAATGCCTCAGTCAGATCGTGGACCAGTTTCCAAGCACCAGGATCCTCATAGTGCTCGCCGTTCTTGGCGAGGTAATGAGCTAGACCGATAAAACCTACCCCAAGTGACCGACGTGCTCTGGTGGCGATTTCTGCTGCTCTGACGGGGTATCCTTGAAAATCAATGAGTTCATCAAGACTCCTAACAGCAAGATCGCAAAGAACTTGAAGAT